CTCGATCTCTTGTCCTTGAACCCGACGCTTCTGTCTCAATTGACCTGGTAGATCAACATCGGCAACCACATCGTCATCACTTCTTCCAGCACGTCGCATGGCATCTGAGACAGCAACAAACGACTGAATCAAGTCTTGGTGCGGGAACACCTTAACTAGAAGTCTGCGCCCTTCAACAGAAGTACTGGCATACCCCAATAGTCGGACGAGGTAGTCAGACGGTGCTCTAGACCGGTGCCGTTCAGGGTAAACCATTCTTTGAATGAGTTCACGTTCTGGACGGTGCGGTTGACTATGCACCCACCAGTGCCCCAAGAAATGAGTCCTGTTGTCATCAAATTTCTTGGTTTCGCTTGACTTGTCAGTGATTGTTGATTTCTCAACACTCAAGACAAACCCCAAATCTGCCGCAGCTGAGGCAAGATCTCCCAAGGCAATTCTGGAGTTCGAGCCCACAATCACGTCGTCACCCATGACCAGCACACGGTCGTGAGGAAGAGAATGTCCGGTGATTTTCTCCCACACGTACGACACAAGAATCAGATTAACAATAGAGTCAATAATGGAAGTAAAAGCACTGCCACTAGGGACACCCTTATGTTTCTGATACACATGTCCGTTTGGAGCAATAATACGCGAATGGATGAAGTCATTAACGTACCTTCTCCACACACCCAGCTCATGCTCGTTGAGGTCAAGATGCGTCCGTGCCACTCGGAATGCATCATCTATCATTCGAGCAGGGACTGTTGAATCAAACTTCGAAAAGTCTAAAGAATAGACGTATCTGAAGCGTGACTCAATCTCGCTGATGATTGCGCCTTGTTCGTGCCCTCTGAGTCCCCAGACGAAGGGCCTCCGGCGCGAAAGCGCCTCCATGACTCGTTTACTGTAACGTGTCCCCACAATTGTCGTAGGAAGCGGAGCCATCCATACGAGCCTAGTTTTTGGACCAGCATTCCCAGGCTGAACGCGACGGCCAAATACATAGGGGTCAAAACCCCGGCCATCGTGAATAATTTTCGAAGCAAGTCGTTTCCCGGCATCCAGGACCAACTCATTGCGACGAAACAGAGGAGCCCCAGCATAAGAGTCGCGCAAAATGTGCGTCTCCACAACTTCATCCAAGCTGAGAGGCTGCTTCCCTCCCGTTTTACTACCTGCAGAGTCATACGTCGAACGAATGGCTCCTTTGTAGGCGGCGGCTTGGTAGGGTCGTGAGTGAGAACTGGCAACGCTATCAGACTGTATTTGTCCAACGGCCAGTAAAGCTCCCCCGTCAAGTTTGCCAGACTGGCTAGGTACATATCGAACCCGGCCATCCTCGGATCGATTTTCACCCTTCGAGTTCCCGCTCGATTGGTGACTAGGAGTTCGTCGTCTTCGAGCTCCACCGGAGGCTGGAACTTGACTTCTGGCGGTGCGACGACAGGTACAGTCCCCTTTTCCGGTGACTCCGGAAGTGAGAATTCCTGCGTCCTCGGTTGTGGAATGAACTGTTGTGCCTGGTCGGGTTGAATGAAGAGGACATCCGTACGAGGAAATCCCTTTCTCCACCCATTGAGGGTCGGTGACACTCCGATTATCCCTTTCTGGCACTAGCTCAGATGATAGGTCTTTGAGAGCACGCTCCATGGAATAATCCACAGCAACAAGCTCTACAGACCTACTGAGCGAAGCGAGCGCTTCAGCAACTTTACGTTCGTTGCCTCTGCTGAGGTACGGGCCAAGATCGTCAATGCCCGATCTCGCATGCAGGTGCATGAAACACCTCCTAAGCGGGTCGTAGTTACGTCGACTGCGGTGACCAGCCGTTACCAGTCGGCTGTGGTCTGTCACACCACGATACTGAATTTCGGTCGACAACCGAAAGGCAATTTGCTACCATGGCAACCCCTCGCCAGAGGTGGTAGGCGAATTAATAATTCGCATCGACCATAACGTGGTCAATCGATCCATAAAG